GGACTGGGATGCGGGCTATGCGAAAGCACTGACCGACGACGGTTATGACCTCAAGGATTCGGGCTACAGCGACCGTGTGAACCCGTACCGGAAGGCGGGCGAGTAATGGCCGAAGAGTGCCGCCACATCGAGGTTGACGGCGAGGCAGTGAGCGTCCGGGGCAGCGGCGAATGGTCCGACCGGGACCGGGGAGCGTTCGCGGAAATCGTCCGGAGCGCCAAGGCGAAGTTTGCGGCCGAGCGCGCTGCGGAGTCGCCCGCAACATCAGGGGGTGAGTCGTGAGCGCCGTCGAGTGCCTGCATTGCGGTCAGACGCGTGCTGGCATCAAGCGCGACGACACGATTTGCGGAATTGAGGGCGGCTACGAGTACGTCGAGCTCGAAGAGGAATGGCCCCGTCATCGCTGGGCCGACTGGAGCGACCGGGATTTGACCGGATTCGGGATCATCCCCGAGGCGTTCGAGAGGCACCGGCGAACCCCGTTCATGGACATGCAGTACGCGGGGTGCGTGGATACGAAACGTGGTCACGTCTACCCCGGTCCGGACAACGAGTGGGGCGACCGCGCCGACCGGTGCATGGGGTGCGGGCACGTCCCTGAGTCGCTGCCTCCCGCTTCCGCAGCATCAACAGCACCACCAACCCACCCCAGCGCAGACAGCGCACGAGAGGACAAGTCATGAGCAACAACGACAAGACAGCCCGGTTGCAGAACGCGGTGCGGAAGCTCGCCGCATGGACGAGCAACGACATCAGCGAACTGATCGAAGACGGACTAATCGAAGAGGGGGACATGGAATGAGCAACAAGGAACTGATCGCGGAGGCACGCGGCATAGGCAACTGGGCACTACATGAGACGGGGCCGGAAGGGGCAGGCAAGACCGGTCCGACTCTCTTCGCCCGTTTGGTGTACGCCCTCGAAGCCGCTGAGTCGCCGTCTACTCCCGTAGCAGGAGAGCCGGAATGGGAAGCGATCGTGGGGGCATGGGGGACGGCACCGGACGGCACGCCCGTTCACCTGCCCTCATTCAGCGCCGGGAGGGACGTGAACGCCGAGAAGCTGGCGCGAATCGCAGCGATCTACGTGGCTGCGATGGACAACAGTACCGAAGAGTTCGATGACCCGACCGGAGCGCTTGACGAGATTTGGGAGGTGCTCGATGTCTGAGCCGGAACGGGAAGCGCTACGAGGCGTTGTCGGCGGCGTGCTTACCAACGCGACGAACTACCCCAAGCAGGTTGGCTTTCACGTACTCGGACGAGACATGGGGCCGCGGATCATCCGGGCCGTCGATGCCGTTATCGCTGCCGGGTACGTCTTGCCGATGCCGCCGCCATTCAAGTGTGAAGTCTGCGGATACCCGACCGAAGATGCCGCCGACGAGTTCTGGTGCTGCAGCCTATGCGGCAGCTTGGACTACGAACCCAACGCCCCCACAAATGGATGAGCGCGTGCGCCTGGTCACGAAACCAAGCCGGGCCGTCGAGTTCCGCATCAAAGCAGCCGACGCCGAAGCGATGGGCATGGAACGTGTCGCCTCGGAAATACATTCCCGCGGAGTCGACCCGGAACATCTGGGCGAACCCGTATTCAGCAAGTACACCCGACTGTGGACAATCCCCGTCCGGAGAGGCGACGACGAATGAGCTACCTACCCTGCATCACCAACGACGTCGACGAAGTGCGCTCGTGCATCGTCAACGGCGAGCATGCCAGCAACTGCGACGGCCAAGAATGGCAGTACAACCGTGAGGCGGAATGCTCGTATCGCACCGCGAACGAATGCCGCGGATGCCTGCCCGCCCCGGCCGAGCACGGCATGCTCTGCTTCTCGTGCTTCTCGAAAACACGCGAAGCATTGAAGATCGCGTTGGATATGATCACCCACCTATGTTCAATCGAACGAGCGCAGCAACTCGACAAAAACGGGGTGCGAGCACAGGCGATGTGGATCATCCCAGTGCCGAACACCTGGCGCATGGCCGACGAGCTGATCATGCTGCTCGGACACCCGACACCAGGCTTCCCGTCCGATGCGAGCGTGTTCGAGGTGGAGGCGATCACTGAGCGCTACCTCGACCTGATCGACATCGACCAGTGGGTGGCAAGCGGGGACGGCGCCGAGGCGGCCGTGCACTTCTACCGCACCATGCAGCACGCGCTCACGCAGCATCCGTTCTCCGACGTCGAGCATCCCGTGCAGAACGTCCGGTGCAACGAGTGCCGGCAGCTCACGCTCGTGTGGAAGCCGCCGCTGGAGTTCGACGGGCCGATCCACATCGTCTGCTCGACACCGGACTGCGAGTTCGTCGTCGACCCGACGCTGTACGCCATTCTCGCGGCCTCGCAGCTCGACAAGGTCACGTCGGCCATCAAGGCGACGAAAGCCGCTGAGCTTGCCGAGGCGCGGGCGGCGCGGGCAATCGAGAAGCGCCGGGTGAAAGCCGAGACGAAGGCGGCAGAGAGAGCAGCCGACGACGCGACGATCGCAGCACGCGGGGCAGCATGACCACCTCCGCCGACTGGATGAGCATCAAGGAAGCCATCGCCGTCACGAAGACCGGCCGCACGACCATCGTGCGATGGGTAGCGCTCAAGTACGTGCGCCGCATGAAGATTGGCGGCCGCGTCGTACTGCGACGATCCGACGTTGTCGAGACAGAGAGGGCAGCGTTCGACGGGGAGACCCCCGAGAAACACACCTGATCGAAACCCGCCCGGCGAGTTTGCTTGTCAATAGGTGGAAATGTTTCACGTCGTGGTACATTTGAACACAGCAGCATAGCTGTCGCATCAATCATCAGCCCCAGTCTTTCCCGCCTCTCAGGCGATGTGACCGGGGCTTTTCTTGTCCCACTGGGACGCCTGCCGCCGTCCCCCCGGTGTCCCGCAGGTGTCCCACTGGGACGACACGCTTCCGGCCGCGCATCCCCGAAACCAAGAGGCCCCGCCGAGGGCACCATCGGGCATTCGTCGCGGCCGGCAGATATTTGCCACCGAACCTTACAGGGACGGACGACTACCGCGGTGCCCAGCGGCGGCAACAAAGCGGGCAACAGCGCAGAGCGGGGTCGGCAGGACGCACTCACCGGCCCCGCGAACGCACCCCAAGACCACAACTGAAAACGCGCGGGCACCGACGGTGGATATCGGGGCGTCAACTCACCGCCCACGTGGCGACGGAGTATCGGCATTCCTTCTGGATGCCAGCAGCAGACCTGATGACCCTGACCACGCCCATGGTGACGTGGCTAAGTGCAGGGATGCCGCCTTGCCGGTGTTGGGCGTCCTACGGGGCGCCCGGCAACCGTGCCCCCACACACACGCCCGTCCCGGCTACTCCCCAGGACGGTCCCCTTTCCGGCTGACCGCGTCAACACCGTCTTGCATTGCGGTGAAGGACCCCTGAAGGCGCTAAACCTTTTATGCGCTGTGATACCTGCGCGGCAGCCGGAACCACCCTCGAGCAGACGGGCACCATGAATACTTTCATCTGGGCGGTCCTGATCGCTTCCGCAGTCGCCATCGTCGCCTGCGCACCCTCGGGCGAACGCAAGCGCACCGCCTCCTGGTTGGACCTCCTGCCGTACATGACCGCGTCGCACAAGCAGGCCGGCCGTGCTCAGCAGACCGCCGCTCACCGACGAGCGAAGACCCGCCGATGAGCGCGCAGACGCAAGCAGCCCTAGACGATGCCATTGCCGCTCATGTCGCCGACAGGAGCGACGGTGCCATGCTGACCGGATACATTCTGCAAACCGCTGCCCTGCCAAGCACCGCCGAAGAACTCAGCGAAACCACGTACAGCACGATCTTCCCCGGCGGGCAACCGTTCCACGTTGGGCTGGGACTCGCTCACTTCCTCGTGCAGAACTGCGTGCTCGGCGATGCCTGACCAGAACCCGTGCCCACGCTGCGATCGGTTCTGGTGCGTCGCAACGCTCGCGCGGATCTGTAAGTGTGAGCCGAAGCCGTGAGCAAGGGCGACCGGGACCAGCGTGGACGGCTGCACTCCACCAAGCGCTGCCCTGAGTCACAGAACGGCGGCTGCGGCTACTGCATCACCGGCGACCAGAAGCGGGCAGCACGGCGCAAGGAACGGCACGACTCACGCAACAGTGAGGATAGACAGGTCGAATAGTCTCCCGAAACACGGGGGTTAGACCAAGCCGTCCCGAGCGAAACCCCGGAAAGACGCGGAAGTTCCAAGCCTCCGCATCCCCCCGGGCCAGAATCAGCTAATCGGCAGCCAGCAACTCATTCGCCAACGACCGCACACGCGCATCATTGACGGTCACACTCGGGTCGTTCGTCTTCAGGTCCAGATCGAAGGTATCCACTGACGTGAGGCCCTTCGCCCGTGCCTTCTCCGCAAGGTCTGCGGCCATTTCCTCTTCGACGCCCTTCATCGCGTCGCCCATGATGCCGGCGAAGAAATCATCCTCGCCGCCATTCGATGTGATCTTGAACATTCGTCCCCCAATTCGGTAGTGAGACGGCTAGTGTCCCCGCTTTGCTCCCGAATTGGCAAGCCCCGAACATCACAGCGTCCAGGCGTCGCCGTGCATCCGTTATCCGAAACCGAGGTGATGCTATGCGCAAGGCAACGTTCGCCTCCAAACGCGCTGAGGCGCTCGCGCTTCATGCTGCGGGGCTTTCCTGCCGGGGCATTGCGGATGCGCTCGGCTTCGCTGCCTCGACGGTGTCGAAGTGGGCCAAGCGTGAGGGCCTGTCGTTCGACCGGTCGAAGACGGACCTGGCGACGCGCGCTCACACGATCGATCTTGCCGAGTCTCGGATGCTGCTCACTCAGAAGATGATGCTCGTCGCGCATACCGAGGTTGATTCGTTGACTCGCCCGTATCTGGTGTACAACTTCGGCGGTAAGGACAACACCTACGAGGAGCACACGCTGACTGTCCCTCCTGTCGAGGTGAAGCGGTCGGTGTTCATGATGGCTGGCGTGGCGTTCGATAAGTCGACGCGGATCCTCGAGAAGGACAATGGTGGGCTCGACGAGGCTGTCGGCACGCTCGATACGCTGTCGGCTGGTTTCGCTGCTGCTGCGGAAGTGTTGCGGGCGCAGGACGGAACGCCGGCCGATGGAGCTTGAGTCTCTGCTGCGTCAGGTGTCGCGGGCTCAGCTGCTGTCGATCGTGGACAGTGCGAAGCGCACCATCTCGCTCTGGTCTGGGGCTGTATCGGCGGGGAAGACGGTTGCGCAGGTCATCGCGTTCCTCATCGCTGTTCGGATGGCACCGCGTAAGGGCCTGATCATCGTCGTCGGTAAGACGCTGGCGACGATCTACGCGAACATCTTCGTGCTGCTGCAGGACCGGGACATCTTCGGCGCGACGATCTGCAATCAGGTCAGCTACACGCCCGGTGCGACGTCGGCAGTGATCCTCGGCCGTGAGGTACTCCTCATCGGTGCGAACAACGCCGAGTCCGTCGCGAAGATTCAGGGAAAAACGGTCGTGCTCGCCCTCGTCGATGAGGCCACGCTGCTGCCCGAGGCGTTCTGGAACATGCTCGTCACCCGCCTCCGCGTCGACGGCGCCCGCATCCTGGCCACGATGAACCCCGCCTCCATGAACCACTGGATGCGCAAAGAGTGGATCCTCAAGGCAGTCGAGAAAGACGTCATCCACTTCCACCTGACGATGGCAGACAACCCCAAGCTGCCAGAAGGCTACGAAGCGCGCATGAAGCGGTCGTTCTCCGGGGTGTTCTACGACCGTATGATTCTCGGCCAGTGGACGAACGCTGCCGGCGCCGTGTACCCGATGTGGGATCCGGACCGGCACATCATCAAGTTCAGCGACATGCCGAAGATCGCCCGAGTCCTCTCGGATGGCATCGACTTCGCTGTCTCACACTCGTCCGCTGCTCTCCGCGTCGGCATCACTGCCGAGCGAAAGCCGCGCCTGGTGCTGATGGACGAATGGCGCTACGACCCACGCGACCACTACGGCGCGACTCTTGCCCCGTCCGACCAAGCGGTGCTGTACCGCAAGTGGACACGGGAGAAGCACTCACCGCATGAAGCCGAGTTCGCTCCCGAGTACACCATCGTCGACCCGGCAGCGGCGCACTTCAGTGCTGAGCTGCGGAAGTTCGACGAGATGTCCCTACAGGTCGCGCACAACGACGTCCCCAAGGGCATCGGTGTCATCTCCCGCCTCCTGTCCAACGACCAGATGCTCGTCACCGACCGCTGCAAAGGGTGGAACTCGGAGATCACCGAGTACCGATGGGATCCGAAAGCCACCGCCAAGGGCGAGGACGAAGTCGTGAAAGACGAAGACGACTCCCTCGACGCCGGCCGTTACGGCGTCTACACACCCCGCGCCAACTGGCAATTCCAACTCGACGCCGCCTAATCCCTTCGGGGCTCACAACCCCTTGGAGGTCTCATGGCTGACAACTTTCCACCGGCTCCGTACGATGTCGCCTTTGCCCAGCTCGCGATCTATGACGCGTGGTATGCGAACGAGATGGACGCTCTGCCCGATCAGAAGGGCAGCCCGGCCACGCACACGCACAACGGTCAGGCGTACTCGGGCGGCATCGTCGGTGCTGTGTCCAAGGGCGTCATGGGTTCACCGGTGGGCGAGAACCGTTCGGCGCTGTCGATCCCTGTCGCTGGCGACCTCGCCCAGCTGTCTTCCGATCTGCTGTTTGCTGAGGCGCCGTCGATCGTCCTGCCCGACTCCGTGGACACAGCGGCCGCGAGCGCGACACCGGAGCGGAAGGATGCGCAGGCTCGCCTCGACGTCATCATGTCGTCCGACGCGGCGCATGCTGAACTGCTGCGCGGTGGCGAGTACTCGGCCGCTCACGGCTGGGCCTACCTCGCCGTCGTGTGGGACAAAGCATTCCGCGACAACGTCTGGTTCCGTGCGTACCGGGCCGACTGCGCCATCCCCGAGTGGCGGCACGGCGCACTGTCCGCCGTCACTCTCTGGTCCGAGTACCAGCGCAAGGACGACTGCTACCGCCTCATGGAACGCCACGAGGTCGGGGTGATCACCTTCTCACTGTGGAAGGGCGACAAGGCTGACAAGGGCCGGCAGGTTCCCCTCAACACCATCAGCGAGACCGAGCATTACCTGAAGCTGATGCCTGTCGTTGACGCGCAGTCGCTGCCGATGGCCGAGACCATGGACGTCGTCCTACAGACGGGCGTGCCGTACCTCACCGTCGAGCACATGCCCAACATGCTGCCGCACCCGATCTGGGACCGGAAAGGCGACCTCGCCAACCTCGGCCGCTCGGACTACTTCGGCATCGAGCCGCTGTTCACCCGCATCAATTCGTTGTGGGGCAGCCTGATGCGCGACTTCGACAACGGCATGGGCCGGCTGTCCGTGCCCGAGTCGTACTTGCAGCTCAACGGCCGCGGCCAGGGCGCACAGTTCGACATGAACCGTCAGGTGTACTCGCCTCTCGGCGGGCTCGTCGACGACGGCAAGGGCGGACAGATCACCATCTCGCAGTTCGCGATCCGCGTTCAGGAGCACCTCGACACGATCGTCGCGCTCAAGCGGGAGATCGCCACGGCCACCGGCTACTCCGTGTCGCACTTCGGTGTCCACGACGGAGGCACGAAGACGGCGACTGAGGTCACCGACGACAAGGCCGACAGTGAGCGCACCCGCGACAAGAAGGCGCTGTACGTCCGGCCTGCTCTCGCTCGTCTCGCCCGCACTGCGCTGGCCATCGATGCGCTCGTGTTCCCCGGCAAGGGCGGCGCACTCATCGAGGACCTGCCGCGCATCACGTTCGCCGAGGTGTCGCAGATCAACCCGCTCACTCGGGCGCAGACGACGCAGGCGGAAATGCTCGCCAAGGTCCGCTCGATCATCTCGGGTGTGCGTGCTGTACAGCCGAACCTCACCGCGGCCGAAGCCGAGACCGAGGCGAACCTCATCAAAGCCGAGAACGACATGGGTCCTGCACTGGATCCTGCCACGTTCACCGGCTGACCCACTCTGTACCGATTGCCGCAGGGGCAGTCGTCC